GTGCGGCAATCTCTGCAGCCTTTGATGCACTTCCAAACGCTTCACTATACGCAGTGTTGGCTTTATTAATTTCTTTCTCGGCGGTGACTGAGAGACCGGCATTTTTTGCAAGCTTAGACTGAATGTTTGCCTCGTCCAATTGAGCCTTTTTAGCAAGTTCTAACGCTTGAGCACCTGCTTTAGTTAATCCCTCGTTAATAAGACGTTGAGCCAACCGAGTGTAATACTCCGATTGATTATTAACATCAAATGGGACGCTTTCACGAATTTCTTCGATCTTTTGAGCTTCTCCAACGTTACCTGATGAAAGTCCAAAGGCCCCACCGACTGCACCGGCAAGATCAGATGTTGCCATATACATTTGCTGTGCAATTGGGTCAGTATACATTTGTGCTTCTTTCATTAATTGAGCACGTTCGTAGTCTCTGACGTCGCCAGGTGTGGTAAATAATCCTAGAATTTCTGATTGTTTCATAATAATACTTACCTTATGGACTTAGAGGGTAGAACGATTCAGTTGATGTAGGTAACCCGATAGGATTTAACGGTCCCGTATTAAACTGTAGTGGCCTATAATTTGGAGCGGCAAAACTTTGTTGATAAGTTGGAGCGGCAAAACTTTGTTGATAAGAAAGTGGAAACACAGGTGAATCATAGAATCTGAATCCAGTATCTTGATACGCATTCTCACCAGATTGATCTAACTGATCAAAATCAAAGTTTGCAAGGCGGTTACTTAGACCACCATACATCGCCATATTAAGCAGTGCTTGTTGATTTGCTCCTAGCTGTTGTGTCTGAGCCGCTCCCATCATACCTCTAGATAGGGCTCCGCCGGCAGTCTGTGCTGCTGTACGCTCACCTCTAGCAAGAGCGGAACCGATATCTAACGCACCTGCACCTAGAGCTTCAATACCTTGCGCTTGTGCCAAAGCAGACTGATAAGGCGCTAACGCTCGGCCTAGAGTATCAAATTGATAACCTTGTGCTGTTCCAAACAATCCACCGGCTCGACGCAATCCAAGATCGATATCTGACTGAGCGCGATCAAAGGACTCTGCCGCAATAGCCTTATTGATTTGCTCTTGCTCTTGTGCTCGAGCGGCTGCGATTGGACTGACAGCCATACCACCACCGATATCTGCCCCCATTCCAGTCAAACCTTTAGCGGCTAAGTTTGCATACATGCGTTCTTCACCGATTGCTCTACCAGGCGCTAACAACTCTTGCATCAGTGCTGTACGCTTTGCGGCGGCTTGTGTTGGATCAAGGTCGATGCCACTTAGAACTTGCTCACCCATGCCGGAATAACGGTCTCCGATGCCTCTATAGTAATCAACGTCTGTTAGAGCCTGACTGAGAGCTCCAGGCAACAAGCCCATCAATTGTTCACGTTGTTGTAAGAGGTCAGGACGTAGATCGTATCCTGCTTCGACTAGGTAGCCATCTGGTCCCATAACATAACGAGTAGAACTAAGCCCTGTGGTGATTCCGACAGGACGGAAACGTGATGCTTCAGCTTGAATCTCTGCAGCCCTAATTTGTGCATCGGCGCTTTGTTGTCTTGCACGACGAGTCGCACTAGCAGCCTGTTGCGCTCCTATGAATTTAAGACCGGCACTGCCTAATGCGGCTGATACTGGATCAGGCATTGTTAAACTCCTTCAAGTATACCTCTAAAGGCTCTCCATACATCTTAGCAACATACGAGGATGCCTTAGATGCCACATCAAAGCCATGAACAATGTTCACAACCATTAAAACTAAATCGTAATACGCAGCTCTCCAGACATAAGAGACTGCGTTGTGTTCTTGTTTTTCTTCCATCTGATTAGCACCACACCATTTTAAAACTAACGATGCCATCAATGGTGTCAACCAGTGTCTGTACTCAGCGTAGAACGGATTATTAGGAAGTTCTACTAAGATTGTATAAATTGCTTGTTGTTTTTGTTGTTGGTCCACTTCATCATTATCGTACCAATCGTCTAAGCCCTGTAGAGCATCCCAGACATTAAGCAACCATTGTTGAGGAACTTCTGGGAGTTGTAGATTTGTGAAGTGTTGTACTAATTCGTTTTTCATAGGTTAGGTTCTAAAAAGGAGTGTTTATATCACTTCCTGTTGGGGAAACATTTCGACCTAATGATGATCGTCTATCATTGAAAAATCTTATCGCTCCATCAAGAGTATCGCCAACGCCTCTAACGGTTCCAACAATCGGTGCAACTCTACTTAGCAAATCAAAAAATTCTTGATTGGTAAACATTGCATTACCTGTCGGATTCTTAACGTCTGGAGTTCCACCAGTTAGTTGACTTTGCCTGAAAGGATTATACAGGATAGGTTGTTGCATAAACGGACTAAACATTCCTGCATATGGGTTCATATCGGCAGGATTATAATCAGACGGTAATACGCGAGAAACTGGTTCGCCAAATAATACAGGTGGTATACGAGGCCGTACAGCGTATCCATTCGTTGGTGTAAACATCTGAGAACCCATTGGGATATAGGGAGTCCCTGTACCGTACCCACCGACCGGTACAAGCGTTTGATTCATTGGACGACGAAACGGAGAAAACATACCTTGATTGAATGCTGATGGATTCATAGAGCGTATCATTTTACTATCCTAAATCTTAATACACGCAAGTAATGCGACGTTCGTTGGACGGGTTTCAGTCTCTGCGGTTGTAACCGCTCCAGTTTTGAAGTCATTAATTTCATCAACCAAAAAATTCATTGCTGTGGTTTCGTTACTATTATCAACACCACCACCCGCAACTCCGGTTTCGGCTGAGCCACCAGACATCCCTAGATACTTATAATAACCTGCGTAGAAATCGGATTCACCTTCGTTACTAAACCCATTAGCGGTTTGATTATTCTTAGCCATCAAGTGGTTGTGCTCAGTAACAGCGTCTTCTTGTCCGCTCCCAAAAACACGGCTGGCGTCTTTACCGGAAGCTGTGCTGTTGTAACCACGAATAAACTGACCTACAAGGTTTGGAAGGTTAAACGTCGATGATCCATCACCAGAGCCAAAAGTTGTACCAATCGCTGTAAACAAATCTGCGTAGGTTGATCGGCTCACCGCTGAACCATCACACACAAGATATCCTGTGGGGGCTGATGTCATAGCAAAGTGAAATACCGCTCCCGAAGGGACAGCAGCGGGTAGCGCTGTCGTATCTGCTTTAGTGGCTACAGCCGTTGATATTGCATTAAACTCTGCATCAATCTCTGATCCCTTTACCTTTTTATTAGCGTCACCAGGCGACAAAGAATCTTTAGCTGCAAAGTTTGTAATCTTTGTGTAATTTGTCATGATACAAGCTTCCCTTGTTTAGCAAAGATATCCATTTTTTGAATTGAAATAGCCCCGCCATTGATGTCAATCTCAATACCGATCTGTAAAACAGCCCCTCGACCACCGGTGTGCAGTGATAAATTTCCTAGAATTAAACCAGATGAGTATTCAGCCTCATTATTAATACCGTCGTCTGAAAAATACTCATCAACGTTGTACTCTGATGAACCATCATCAGCAAGCGCAAATGTTGTATTACGGTACACCGAATTATAATCAAAAGCCCACTTTAATAGTCCGCTCTGTTGTCCTGATCCTATAATTGCAAGGCGTACTTTTTTTAATATACTTTCTTGTACCGCATTTCCAAGGTCTAAATAGTTGGTGTAATAGGACAGGCGGTATGTGGATGTATCATCTAAATAAGTTGAGTATTTAGCCACATAAGCCGTTTGACCTAATAATAAAGAGTTATCATTAAGAACACAGAAGCAACCAGGAGTTATATTGTCCCAGATAGTAACCCGCCGACTTTTGTCTTCAAGTTGTGCCCGCATGTCAAAACAGTATGTCACCCCAACTGTAGGGAGTGTTAATAGGTAAAAAGCATCTACTGGAGAGTAGATCCCTTTAATCCTGTATTGTGATTCCCCACCAGAGAAAGCAACTATATCGTCTCTAATATTTTTGGACACATCACCAATAGGAGATGATTGTTCTTGAATGAGGCGACCAATACTACGGACGCCTTCATTCGACAAAAAGACTACATCCGTACCTACGTTTTGCACCGAATCTCTAGCAATACACCCAATACCTTTAATGTGATCAGATAGCTGAAAGGATGTCCCGGTAGGGTCTTCAGCGCCTACAAAGAATGCAATATTGCGACGCCCAAAGATAACTAAACGATTGTTATACGAGGTAATGGCAACAACGTTATCGTCTTCACCAAAGATCTCTCTCATGTTTATGAAGCCGGAACCTGTTCCCGTAAATGACTGAGGCTCTAAAATTTTAGACCAGTAAACAATATGATTTTTAGCAACCCAAGCACGATTAAAGCATGATGCCCCGCAGGTCGGATCGGCATCTGCCGGAGGCGCTGCGAGTTGAGCATACTCATTGGCTGAGCCATCATAAAGCACCATTGTATGACCGGCTTGAACAAATAAGGATTTATTATTATATGAAATGATCTGCCAGTCATTATCGGAAATCGTTACAGAAGTACCTGATGCCGCTGTTAATTCAACAGGATCGTTTGACCCGTCAAGTTTCCATAGTTTATTATTAGCCGCAAACAAGACTGTTAGAGTTCCGTCTGTCTGAGTGTGCTCTGCAATCGATCGAACGGTGTCTGTGACGTTGACATTGGCGTTGGAATACTTAGCCCAGCCTTTCCGAGCTCCAATGCGACCAAACTTATCAATGATGCAATTTGTAGCTTCTAATGCAAACCCATTAGAAATGGTAATACCTGAATCTTGAGTATTTAAACCATAAAACCCAGGAGCCGCAATTGTTAATGCACCCAGTTTACCTGCCATTAGATTTCATTCCAGATAAGTTCACTAGGGAAATGATTTGCATCTAATGCAATAGCATCAGATAACGAATTAGAGGCTAATGCCGATGCCTCAGAAGAAGAAAGCCCGCCGTCTTCACCTCTCTCGATGATTGCCCGAGCATACGCACCTAATATAACAGGCTCTGATGGGACTAATAAACGGTCAGCGCTCTCTGATAATGCAGCCTGTGGTGCGACCATATTAAACCGTAAACTATAAACTCCATTGGGAATGGGATATACATCAACTAATGTATCCCCATCTGAGGAAACACCATTGAATGAGTAGTACAAAGGATCGCCTGTTTCTACAGCGCCTGTAGAATTCAAGAATTTATCGTTAAAAAACGAACTAGTACGTTGCTCCATAAAGAAGTTAGAGGTGTCATTTACAACATCGAGGACTCTAAAGCGTGACTCAGTTCCGTTTAGTTCATAGTTAAATACATCTGCACTTGTAGTGACGGTTAGAGTGCTGCGTAAAGCATTCCAGTTCCATGCGTCTTCAACTTGTCGCTTCGCATCATTAACAAACTTACCAATCAATTTACTGTAAGAATTATCAGTAACGTTGACAACTTCGTCTTCACGTAATCTAACTAAAACATCATTTACAAGGTCTATATACGTCATCTAATCACCACTTCTTACAAGACCAATACCGAGCACTTAATTTACTGGGTGGATCGGTGTCGCATTTATGCCTGGATCTAAAGCTCCTACGGCGATCTGGATTAGACCTTTTAATGGTCATGTCTGGATCACCAAACCGAATCAAGCGAACTGTGTCTTTTTCTTTAGCTAGTACCGCAAACTTCTTCGACGCATTAGGTGTGCGCTTTGGTTTGTTGTATCCGCTAAATGTCTCACCACGATATTTAATCGACATGGGTTACCTATGAGAGTTGTGTTCAATCACTGAGACTAATATTGTCATGGATTGAGTGGAAGAGGCTTGGATGTAATCGCCGTCTTTCATGTAAATGAATTTATTAATTTCCCCACCAATCTGAAAGAAATCTTTGGAGCTAATTGCATATCCAGATAAGATAGGCAAAGACGTCGAGGCTGACGCATCATAATAATTAACGGTGACTGTTCCATTGGAGCCACTAGTATTTGTTATGTACAGTAATACCCAATCAGCATCTTTGTGAGTGGGAACAGTATATATAGTCTGGAGAGAACCGGTTAATGCAGCACCGCTGCTTATCTTTGTAGACATTCTATTATACCAGATAAGTTGATAAAAGTCAAATTATTTACTCCGTTTGCCTGATCCTGTTAATGTATCTCCAAAAGACTTACGAATACTCATTTCTTTTTCTTCCAGTTGACACGCTTAGAAGACTTCTTCTTAGCCATAGCTGTCTTTGCACCTGCGGCTTTACAAGCGGCCTTAGTAGGTCTACAAGCAGGATAACTCTTACGCTTGTC